TTTGTGGCGCGCCGACTCGACCAGTTCCGCATTGGCCGGGAGCTGCGCGCGCCTGACCTGATGCTGGGCGAAGATCCGGACGACACTGGCCTGCTGCTGCTCGCCAACGCCTGACCCGCGCTGCCCGCCAGCGCCTTCCCCTATTCAACGATAACGCCTCCCCGGCGAGGATCAACCATGAACCCAATCGCCCTGCAGGCCTTGCAAGACGCAAGGCGACGGCTTGTGAAGGCCTTGCCCGAGCCGTCGCGTAGATTTTGGACAGACGCGGAGGTGGCCAGGCTCCGGGCGCTGTACCCCGATACCCCAATGCCGGACCTGGTCCGCACATTCAATCGCCCCGACCACGCCATATACAACAAGGCTCATGCCTTGGGGCTTGCTCGAAGCGCCGAGTATCTCGCCAGCGAGCATGCATGCCGCCTGCGGCGGGAGGACAGCCCAGGGCTGGAGTATCGATTCAAGCCTGGACAAGACCCATGGAACAAGGGGTTGAAGGGCCTACAGATCGGTGGCGAGGCTACTCAGTTCCGCAAGGGGAACAAGCCTCACACATGGCTGCCAGTGGGCACGGAGCGCGTCACCGAGGACGGCATACGACAGCGGAAAGTATGCGATGACGGCCCGTCGTATCGCCGCTGGAAGTCGGTGCACTCACTGCTTTGGGAAGAAGCCCACGGTGAGATCCCTCAAGGCCACCTGGTCGTTTTCAAAGACCGCAACCCGCAACACATCGACCTCGACAACCTTGAACTGGTTAGCCGTGCAGAGAACATGCGCCGCAACACCATCCATCGGTACCCGCCCGAGCTCAAGTCAACCATCCGCCAACTCAGCAAGCTCAAGAGAGCGATCAGCGAGGCCGCCAGTGAAAAACAAGATGACCGATCTGCGTAACCACCTGTTCGCCACGCTGGAGGCCCTGCAGGACAAAGACGACCCAATGGACATCGACCGCGCCAAGGCTATTGCCGATGTTGCCAAGGTACTGGTGGACTCGGCAAAGGTCGAAGTTGCATTCATCGCCGCAACGGATGGAGAGGCCCCGAGTACTGGCTTCATCGAGTCCGAGCGCGCCCTGCCATCAGCCCATTCTCACTGAGGTATCCCATGCCCACAGAAAACCGATCCAGCAACACAGAGATGGTCAGCGTGCCGGCTGCGCATGACCTGGCAAGCAAAGTCAGAGAGACGCTGGACCGCCAGGCATGCCCAAATGCATGGATGGTCACGGCCTACGAAGCGGTTGTGGCGAATTTCCCGCAGCCAGCCCCGCAGCCCCACGCCGAGCCCATAGCGTGGATGGTTGGTACTGCCTTCTGGTGGACCAAAGAAGAGGCGGAGCGGGATGCTGCGGCGACTGGAAAGCGAGTGGTTCCGTTCGGACCGATGACAGTCACCTGCAGTCCAGACGAGCAGCACCAGGTCGAGCCGGTGGCGCTCCCCGAAAATCTGCCTGGATGCAAAGTAATTGCTGCTGGTTGGAACCAGTGCCTGGACGTAATCGCCAAACTTGGCCCGCTCTACCCCCGCCCAGCGCAAACAGAGGCCGGGAGAGATAATTCCCCTGCTGACATCGACTGGAATCATGTCACCGAGCTGGAAGCCGAGAACTACGCCATGGGCGCCCAGCTGGCCGAGCGGGATGCGCTGCTGCGCGAACTGCTGGCCGATGATGTTCCGCTGCGGTTGGCTGCCAAGATCGAGACAGCCCTATCCGCCAGCGCAGAGCCGAGGGCGCCGATAGCCTGGCACGTCGGCGGGAACGGCTACGACCGGATCTGCTTCGAGGAGCCCACCGACCTACCGGGCCATCCATGCATCCAGCCCCTCCACGACCAGCGCCAACTGATCGAACTCCTCAAGCGCTACGACCTGCGCGACGAAGACGTGCCGCCAGATGAGCGAGCCCACGGCATACCGGGCACTTCCTTCCAGCGCCTGAATGCACTCGCCAACCAGGGCGAATGACTACAGGAGCACATTTGTACTCCACCCAGCTGTAACCCCTCGCCCCTCTATTTCGAGCAGGCCGAAAGCTTATTCGTTGCAGCCAGGCCCTCGGTGGCGATTCGACGAGCACGCCCCACGCCCCACGCTAATGCCCTGGTCATCGACTCGCCTGGACGAGAGTCGAACGCCTCTTCGTGGAGGGGAGCTCCACCCGCCGCATAAACGCCGAGGAACATCTGCGTGTTGCCCGTGCGCGACAGTCGCACTTGGACATCTATGAACGTTCCATCGTCGAGTGTTTCGTCATGAGTCCTATGGTGAAGCGTCGGGTCAGCCCAAGACCAAAAAACATCACCGCGAATTCTCATGCCGCCCTCCTCCGACGTTAGTTGTATGCATCAATCCACCATAGCCAAACCAAAGCGGTTCGCAACCGCATCTGCCTGATTCGTGATCTGAATCAGACTATTGGCCATCACCATTCTTGCTAACCCCTCTCCCCTCTATTCACTGCCGCGATATGGCGGCCAAGGCGAAGCTATGTCTCAAGCAAAGGAACGACCGATCCTGTTCAGCGGCTCGATGGTCAGCGCCATCCTGGACGGCCGGAAGACGGTCACCCGCCGGCCAATCAAACCAAGCATGCGAGGCTTCGACGTCTCGTTCGAGCTTCACCAGCAGGAGGACGGTTCTTGGCGACCCATGCACACGTTCGACGAGAGCTGCATGGATGATCAGGGTACGGAGCATCCGGTGATCTGCCCCTACGGCAAGCCTGGCGACCGCCTGTGGGTGCGCGAGACCTGGTACTGCGATCATTTCGAAGTGATGCGCGGCCCCTATCTCAAGCCGGCTGATCTGGACGTTACCGAGGCTCGCAGCGACGGGACGCTGGTCTACGCCGCTGATGGGCTAACACCGTTCGAAGCCGATCAGCCCGCTTGGAAACCCAGCATCCATATGCCCCGCTGGGCCAGCCGCATCTTGCTGGAAGTCACCGACGTACGCGTAGAGCTCCTGCAGGACATCAGCGAGGAGCAGGCCGAGGCGGAAGGCGTTGGCTTTCTCCGCCACGCGCCAGACGCCGACGAGACACTGACTGCAGCCCAGTTATTCGAGTGTCTCTGGAGCAGCATAAACGGCGACGAATCATGGATCGGCAACCCGTGGGTCTGGGTCGTCGAGTTCAAGAGGGTGCAGCCATGACGCGCCTCGCCCTCTGCCTCCTGCTGCTGGCCACCGGCGCCAGCGCAACCGAATCGGTACGAATCGAGGAATCCACCAACATAAAAATTGGTGTGAACCGAGTTCACGATGACGAGCGCGGGGTGACCTGCTACGTGTACTACGACGGCGGTCCTGGCGGCATCAGCTGCATCCCCAACAGCCAGCTGCAGGCCGGCAACCAGCGCCAGCTCTCCCCGCACGAAACACAACCCGAACCTACACCCGCACTGGCGCCTGGGCGCTGGATTGATGAGAGGTATCAGCTGTGAGCAAGATCGACTGGAGCAAGGCGCCCGAATGGGCAGATGGCCACGGCCTGGTCACCCACCACGGCATTACCGAGGTTTGGATCAACATGGACCAGTACGCAGTGGTCGGCGCCGAGGATCGGGCCTATCCCTATGGCGGCGACACCGGCGATCACCGGCACAATTTTACTCGGGGTCAGGTCCAGTACATCACGCCTCGGCCGGCGCGCTGGGATGGCGAAGGCCTTCCGCCAATAGGTCAAAAGATAGAAATGAAGCACAAGCGCTCCACGGAAGACTGGGCTCGGCCTGGATTCCAAGAGGTGACCATCACCGCCATGGGCGCGCAACTGTTCCTGGTCACCTACCGCGAGGGCGGCGAAGAAAACTGCGGCCACCTTAGTGAGTACGAATTTCGGCCGCTCAGTTCTCCTGAACAACGGGCTGCGGAAGAACGCCAGCGTGCTGCGCGACAAATGTGCCTTGATGCCGGGCATGAATCCCCAACACCCGGGCAGATCAATATGGGCCTCAGGCTCTATGACGCCGGCTACCGCAAGCAGGAGGCGCAATGATCGCCCTCGCCTACATGGCCTACCTGATCTGGCAGGCGCCCCGGTGAATAACCACCAGTATCAGCCATTCTCTGCACGGGGCTTCGGTAGCTGGCACACCTGTAGCATCTGCGGAACATCCAAGCACAGCGGCTACTACTGGCTTGGCGGCTACAAGAGCAAGACCGAGCCGCCCTGCATAGCCTGGAAGCTCGACCCCGAGTGGAAGGCCAAGGCCATCCCTGCGCCTATCACCGAACTCTAACCCCTCCCCCAACTACTCAAGCCCGCCGACATGCGCGGGTATGGAGAGCTATTGCCATGACAAAACACACAGCAGAGCCCTGGGACCTGATGCCGCACGGCGTTATCTACGGGGGTCCGGTACAGCAATACGCCAACGGCTCTTCTCGGTCCCAGATCGCCATGTCCACCGGCGCTGACTTCATGGCTCCTGGCGAGCAGCAGGCCAATGCGCGCCGCATCGTCGCCTGCGTGAATATCTGCGCAGGCATCAGCACTGATGATCTTGAGCGGCACTCTGACATCGTCAGTGCCCAGCTTGCGACGGAGCATACGTTGCAAACGCAGCGCGATGATCTGCTGGCTGACCTACAGCTCGCCGCCGCCCAGCTGCGCAAGTACGAAGAACTGCACCGAGCCAAGGGCACCGCCGACAGCCTGGCAAAGGCCGAGGTCAACGCCGAACTGGCTTCGCGCTTCGAGCAGACCATCGCCAAGGCCACGGCCTAACCAACCTGCCGCTACCGGCGGCGTGGAGACCATCCATGAACCTGATCGACTGCTACGTGACGAAGATCCTCGGCGAGCCGTACCGCATGTTCGGACACTGGTGGGTTGAGGCCGAGTACGAATCGGAAGGCCGCCCAGGCAAAACCCGGCTCATGTTCCGTACCGAGGAAGCCGCCCGCGCGGCGAAGGTCGGGCACCACTTCACGGCCTGAGGAGGCTCACATGAACACCTATTTCCTGCTCATGGCCCAGTACGGCGGCCAGGCAATCATCCCGCTCGAGCGCGTGTGCCTCGACTACTTCAGCCATCTGACCCCGGAGAAGATGAAGGGCAAGGTGGCGCGGGGCGAGATCAACCTGCCGCTGGTCTGCATGGAGAGCAGCCAGAAGTCAGCACGTGGCGTGCACCTGAACGATCTGGCTGCCTACCTGGACGCGCAGCACCAGAAGGCCAAGACCGAGCACGACAAGCTCATGGGTCGCGGTCTTCGACGCGTCTCTTGATCCTCTTCTGGGCCTCGATCACGGGGCCCGTTACCACCTTCTCGATCCATTCCCATCCTTTATATGGATCGCCATTCCCCCGCAGGTGCGTATAGCGCCGCATCGAGTTCCAATCCCGGTGACCAGAAACAGAGGCCACCTTCGGGATATCCCACCCCATTTCGAACAGACGGCTGACGCCATCGTGGCGCAGGTCGTGAAAGTGCAGGTCGTCTATCTCCAGGAAGTTGCAGGCCCTGGTGAAGGATGCCGAAATCGACTTCGAGTTGTACGGAAACACCTCATCGGCTACGCGAGGCATCGACTGCAGAATACGCCAGGCCTCGTCGGGCAGGTGGCACCACACGTCGTTGCCGTATTTCTGGCCCGGGTTCTTCATGTCGGTGATCAGCGCCGAATGATCCTTCTCGTTTAGCGCATCCCAGCGGACTCGAGTGATCTCCTCCTGCCGGCGGGTGGAGAACAGCGCGAACAGCGTGACCCGCAGCATGTCGATCTCCTGCTTGCGGCGGTCGCGCATCTCCTCGAAGTACTTCAGGATCTTTTCGAGCTCGCCCAGGGTAGGCCGGCGGTTGCGCTCACGGCTCCGGGTGACGGCGCCCATCTTGCGCAGCACCTTCCTGGCATCTGGCATGGCGTGCGGATCGACCTCATAACCCCATGCGGGCCTGGCAACAGACAGCACGGCGCCGAGGTGGGCCAGGTCGTTGCCCACGGTCTGCGCCTGAATACCGTCGTTCTCCATCCGCCACATCGCATAGTCCACCAGCTTCTGACTGGTCAACTCGCTGTCGACCACTTCGCCCAGCCAGGTTTCCTTGATCGCCAGCAACGTAGCGCGCTTGGTCTTGCCAAGCGGCCGCAGCTTCTCGTACTGGTCCAGGTACTTCTCGACCATGTGCTTGACCGTGACTCCGCTCCTGTTCGCCTTCTCGATCGCGCCCGGCTCGTGCAGCTCGGCCTCACGCTTCCTGATCCAGGCCTGAGCCGTAGTCTTCCGATCGAAGGTCTGGCTTTCCTGATAAACTTTCACGCCCTTGCGCATGATCCTGATCTGGGCGTCGTAGGTAGTAGACCCGTCTTTCCTTTTGCGGGTGGTGATGGTGCCCAT